AAAGTGATTTATTAGACGAGGAATATAGCGGCAAAGTAACTGCAAAAAATAATGAGTGGAGAAATGGCGTGGAAGTTGATGAATGGGGAAGACCTACCAGATATGCGATTTTAACTAGACATCCAGGCGATGCTTATTACATAAATCCTACAAATGCTGGAAACGATCATGTTTTCTTGCCAGCTAAAGATGTAATTCATTTGTTTATGCCTGAGAGACCAGGCCAAAACCGTGGAGTCCCTTGGTTTCACAGCGTTATGGCTGATGCTCACCAATTACAAGGCTACGAAGAAGCTGCTGTTATTAGAGCAAGAGCAGCCGCAAGCATTATGGGCTTTGTGCAAAATAATGAAGGAGAGTTAATTGGCGATGATGTAGAAAGTGGACAACGAGTACAAGATTTCCAGCCAGGTCAGTGGAATTATTTGATGCCAGGTGAGTCGGTACATGTTCCAGATATTGATTATCCGAGTCAGCAATATGAAATGTTCGTCAAGAATAAAATTCGTCGATTTGCTACTGGATTTGGATGTTCTTTTGAAACGATTAGTAAGGACTTTAGTGAGACTAATTATTCCAGTTCAAGGTTGTCGTTGTTGGAAGATAGGGAGCATTGGAGATTTGTTCAGCGTTATTTAATAGATAATTTCCACTATCGAGTATTTAAAGAGTGGCTTTCGTTAGCCGTTTTAAGTGGTCAGATTGATTTTCCTGATTACGCTTCAAGGCCGATGAGATATTGCAAGCCTAGATGGACACCACCAGCACAACACTATGTAGATCCTTTAAAAGAGGTGCGAGCTTACAGAGAAGCAGAACAAGCTGGCTATATGACTAAGTCACAAGTAATAGCAGCAACAAGTGGTGGAGATTATGACGATATAGCTGCTGAGTTATCTAGAGAACAAGAAGTGGCAAGTAATTTAGATATAACTCTTGATAAGGATCTAAAATTTGAGCCAGTACAGCAAGAACTTGCACTAGATGTAAGTCAAGCTGAAGTAAAAAGTAAACCTACCACTCGTAAGAGGAGGAAGAAGTAATGGCAAATGTAAATGGCACTGAGATTAATTTGACTCCTACTTCTGGAATGAAGACAGAAGCAAAAAGATATAAGGAATGGAAAAAGGAGGGAGAAGCTGGTGGAACTGATGATGCTGCAAGAAGAGCAACACAAATATTGAGTGGAAGCGAAATGTCTGCTGATGTTGTTATTACAATGAACGCATGGTTTGCTAGACATGAGTCAGACAAATCAGGCAAAGGCTTTCGTCCTAGTGAAGAAGGTTATCCTTCTAAAGGTCGAGTAGCATGGGCCGCATGGGGTGGCGACGCTGGTCAAACATGGGCCAGATCAAAATCTAATTCAATCAAAAAAGCTAGGGAGCGAACTATGTCTACTGAAAATGAAAGAGCAGAACCCGATGCGTTAAGCGTTGGAGATTATGTCTCTTGGAACTCTAGTGGTGGTACAGCTAGAGGTTTAATTGAACGAATTGTCAGAGATGGCAGTATTGATGTTCCTGATTCTTCATTAACAATCACAGGGACTTCAGATGATCCAGCAGCTCTAATTTGTATCTATAGACCAGTCTCAGGAGGAGATGGTTATATGAAAACAGATCGTAGGGTTGGACATAAATTCAGCACACTTACAAAGATTGCAGCACTACCAATTGCTGATGAAAAAATGTATGGAGATGACGAAGATGAAAAAATGTATGGATCAGATGAAGATGAAAGAGTAGGCAAGCATGATGATGAAAAGAAAAGTATTGATCCTACAGAGAAGTATCAAAGAACAGAAATAACTGACTTTAGAAGTGTTGGAAAAGGTCGAACTTTTGAATTTCCTTTCAGTTCTGAATATCCAGTAGAAAGATATTTTGGTAAAGAAGTGTTAAAGCATGATGACAAAGCTGTTGACTTTAGTCGTTTAAATACTGGTGCAGCACCACTCTTGTGGAACCATGATCCAGATAGACATATAGGAATAGTTGAACGTGCTTATTTAGATAAGAATAAAAAACGTGCATACGCAAAAGTGCGTTTTTCACGTAATAAATTTGCTACTGAGGTCTTAGAAGACGTAAAAGATGGGATTTTACGTGGAATATCGTTTGGTTACCAGATAAAAAATCTTGAAGAAAACGAAGGAACATTCGTTGCAGATGACTGGATGGTGCATGAAATCAGTATTACACCCATACCTGCTGACCCTACGGTTGGCATAGGACGGTCATTAATCTCATCTTCTGAGGAGGTGACTCAAGCCTCACAACCTAATACTATTAGTATTGATAACAACTCTCCTGAAGAGGAGATACGTTCTGCGGCACAAACCGCATCACCCTCGGTTCCATCTATGGAAGAAAAATCACAAGAAACTGTGGTGGATACGGCTCCTGCCGTGGAAGCTCCAGAAGTTGCTGTCGAAACAGCAGAGAGATCTGTTGAAGTAGATACAGCGGCTGAAGTAAAACGTGCTGTTGAAGAAGAGCAAGTTCGTACTTCCACAATTTATGCCGTTTGTCGCCAACATGGCGCAGACGACCTCACCGAAAAATTCATTAAAGACAATAAGTCTGTTAGTGAAGTTAACGGTGAAATCCTAGACCTGATTTCAAAAAGGTCTGAGTCAAGCAACACTCCAATACGGTCAACTGACATGAACCCAAGTTCCAACGAAGTTGGTTTAGAGGCAAAAGAAGTACAACGCTTTTCTTTCCTTCGTGCAATTAACGCACTAGCAAATCCAACAGATAGAAACGCACAAGACTCTGCTGCTTTTGAACGTGAAGTTTCAGAAGAAGCTTCTAAGCGTTATGACAAGCCTGCTTCTGGAATCTTGGTTCCTAATGAAGTTCTTCAAGGATATACAAGAGACTTGAATGTAGGTACAGCAACTGCTGGTGGAAATCTAGTTGAGACTGAGCTTCTTGCTGGTTCATTCATAGACATTCTTCGTAACAGAATGGCTGTAATGCAGGCTGGAGTTACAACGTTAAATGGCCTTTCTGGAAACGTAAGTATCCCCAGACAGACTTCAGCATCGACGGCATATTGGGTAGGCGAAGGAAGTGATGTCACTGAGAGCCAACAGGCTTTCGACCAGGTGAATCTCACACCTAAGACAATTGGTGCTACTACCGACTACACAAGAAAGCTTCTCCTTCAGACAAGCATTTCTGTTGAGACAATGGTTCGTAATGATATTGCGAAGCAAATTGCTCTTGCTCTAGATACTGCTGCTATCTACGGTTCAGGTTCATCTAACCAGCCAACTGGTATTACAAATACAACTGGTATTGGTACTGCAACAGTTACTGGTGTTGGTACTTTCCCTGAGCTAATCGCAATGGAAACAGACGTTGCTGTTGCTAACGCTGATCAAGGCGCACTTAAGTACATCGTTAATGCGACTGCTAGAGGTGGATTGAAGAGCGTTAAGAAAGATGCTGGATCAGGTGAATTTGTTTTTGCGAACAATGAAATCAATGGTTATCCAGTAATTGTTTCTAACCAGTTAACAAACAACGACTGCTTATTCGGTGACTTTAGTCAGTTGATAGCTGCGTTCTGGTCTGGTCTTGATTTGACTGTTGACCCTTATGCAATGTCTAAGTCAGGAAGCATTAGAATAGTGGCGTTACAAGACGTTGATTTCGGTGTTAAACAGCCAACTGCTTTCTGCCTCGGAACATAAACTGATGAAGGTAAAACTCATCAGAGGAGTGATGGTTGCTGGCCTTGTTAAAAAGGCTGGCTCCACACTTGAAGTTGAAGAGAACGTAGGTCGAATGTTACTTAGCAGTAATAAGGCTGAACTATTCGTTGAGCCTGCTGTTAAAAAAGCTGCACCTGCTGCAAAGAAGGTTGCGGCTGCGACTCCAAAAGTTGCGACTCCAAAAGAAAAACCTTCTACTCCTAAAAAGGAGACAGCTTAAATGTCAGTTATTCAACAGAACCTCGGCAAATTAAATTTGATCGCAGGTCATCCAACAGCAGCTAGGACAGCTACAGGCCAAACAGCAGGTATTGATCTAAGAGTTTACGACGGTGACGTTGTATTCATTTTGGATTCTGCTGCTGGTGCTGGCACAAGTCCAACTCTTGATGTAACAA